ATGATGCGTGAGGAAGGCTCCCAACTCAGCGGGTATCGGCTGATGTGGATACTGGTGATGTTCGATCTTCCGGTGCGAACGCGTGAAGAGGCCCGCGCGGCGACACAGTTCCGCGAGTATCTGCTTGATGAAGGCTTCGAGATGAGCCAGCTTTCTATCTACGCAAGGTTCTGCTCTGGAAAAGAACAGTTCGAAGCCCATGTGCGGCGAATCGAGTCAAACCTGCCGGAAAAAGGCGACGTGCACATTCTCAGCTTCACCGACCGACAATATGAGAACATCATCCGCTTCAATGGCCAAAGGCGTCGGCGCCAACGCCAAAATCCTGCTCAACTTGCACTATTCTGACGATTCGCTGCGGGATTTGCACTACTGGATGCCGATTTTTCTCTTTCCCGTCAAAGAGTTGTATCGACATCCAGCATAGCAGTTCAGAAATCGCGGTCCAGCGGCAACGGCGCTGACCTTTCATCAGTGCGAGATGATAGCATAGCAGTTCAGAAATCGCGGTCCAGCGGCAACGCCTGCGCGAACTGGGCCTTTGGGACGCGGAGCATAGCAGTTCAGAAATCGCGGTCCAGCGGCAACGCAGAAGGTGAGCGCCCAGATCTGATCGGCAGCATAGCAGTTCAGAAATCGCGGTCCAGCGGCAACCGAACTCCGCCCCGTCTTGTTGCAGCTGGTAGCATAGCAGTTCAGAAATCGCGGTCCAGCGGCAACTGTCGCGCGAGGGCACCTACATCGACGCCAAGCATAGCAGTTCAGAAATCGCGGTCCAGCGGCAACGGCGAACTGTTCGGCGTCCTTCCTGATCTGAGCATAGCAGTTCAGAAATCGCGGTCCAGCGGCAACGCGCCGCACGCGATGCGAATGGCATCGATCAGCATAGCAGTTCAGAAATCGCGGTCCAGCGGCAACCGCCTGTGCCATCGGCAAAGCTCTCCACCAAGCATAGCAGTTCAGAAATCGCGGTCCAGCGGCAACCGTGGTGGCATTGTTGCCCAAGTCATAGAAGCATAGCAGTTCAGAAATCGCGGTCCAGCGGCAACATCGGAACAGATGCGTCAACACGCTGCACCAGCATAGCAGTTCAGAAATCGCGGTCCAGCGGCAACTGAAGTGCCCCATGGGCCTGCATGGCGTGGAGCATAGCAGTTCAGAAATCGCGGTCCAGCGGCAACTCAGCACGCCCGTGCTGTCCAGATCACCAAAGCATAGCAGTTCAGAAATCGCGGTCCAGCGGCAACTGGCGATGTCGGCTTCGGCCTGCTTCGCGTAGCATAGCAGTTCAGAAATCGCGGTCCAGCGGCAACGGCAGGAAAAGTTGGCCAAGGAGCAGGAGCAGCATAGCAGTTCAGAAATCGCGGTCCAGCGGCAACTCTCGCCGAAACCTTGCTGCATGACCGGCTTAGCATAGCAGTTCAGAAATCGCGGTCCAGCGGCAACGCACGAATGGCCGCACGCTACGCGGCTTGGAGCATAGCAGTTCAGAAATCGCGGTCCAGCGGCAACGATCCGATCTATGTGGAGTGATGGCGTGACAGCATAGCAGTTCAGAAATCGCGGTCCAGCGGCAACTGCGTGGCTGAAACTGTCGAGGATCAGCACAGCATAGCAGTTCAGAAATCGCGGTCCAGCGGCAACTGTCGCCGAAACCTTGCTGCATGACCGGCTAGCATAGCAGTTCAGAAATCGCGGTCCAGCGGCAACTGTGTCTATCAAGACTGTCGGAACTTTATAAGCATAGCAGTTCAGAAATCGCGGTCCAGCGGCAACGAAAGAACTGCATCATGACAATCCATTCAAAGCATAGCAGTTCAGAAATCGCGGTCCAGCGGCAACTTGGCATTGCCGGAAACTCCAAGCCGCCCGAGCATAGCAGTTCAGAAATCGCGGTCCAGCGGCAACTTGTCGCGGGTCATATCAATGCCCGATGGAAGCATAGCAGTTCAGAAATCGCGGTCCAGCGGCAACAAGCGCAGCTCCGGAGCGTGCTGGAGGATAAGCATAGCAGTTCAGAAATCGCGGTCCAGCGGCAACTGCTTGGGGATTGCCGGTGATGAGGCCCACAGCATAGCAGTTCAGAAATCGCGGTCCAGCGGCAACTCCACCTGATAGCGGCGGATGGCATCGGCTAGCATAGCAGTTCAGAAATCGCGGTCCAGCGGCAACTGATGCAGGCACCCTGTCCGGTTCCGGCTAAGCATAGCAGTTCAGAAATCGCGGTCCAGCGGCAACGGCCGGAGGTGAGGAAACCATCGCGGCCGTAGCATAGCAGTTCAGAAATCGCGGTCCAGCGGCAACGTTTCGTCGGCAGAAAGATAGACCGACTGGAGCATAGCAGTTCAGAAATCGCGGTCCAGCGGCAACTGCAGCGGCCAATGCAGCGTCCAGTGCAGCAGCATAGCAGTTCAGAAATCGCGGTCCAGCGGCAACCTGGCGGCTCCCAAGTGGTGGCGTCCACTTCGACCCGAACGTCTGATTATGGCCGGTTGATGGCGGGGGGCGCCCCCCGCGACCTTTCGTCAGTTCGAGATGATCACCTCGCCGGCTATTTTCGAATTGTCCATGCCGCCCACCTGATAACGCACTTTCGCCTCTTCGATCGCGAAGCCATCGAATATTCGCCGCACTGCTGGATGATCGTTGAGCGACAGGATGAACCGCCCGCGAATGGCTCGCAGCTTGTCGGCCATCACCTCGAACTCATCGCGCCCGAACATGTCGCGGCCATAGTCGGTCTCGCAGCCGTAGTAGGGCGGATCTAGATAGAACAGAGTCCCCGGACGGTCATACCGATCGATGAACTCCCGCCATGGCAGCCGCTCGATGATGACCCCGGCGAGCCTCTCATGGACCGCCTCGATCATTGGCGCGATCTTGGTTACATCGAAGCGCGCGCCGCTGCCCAGCACAACGCCGAAGCCGCGCCCGTTCACTTTCCCGCCAAAGGCAAGCCGCTGGAGATAAAGGAACCGCGCCGAACGCTGCATGTCGGTCAGAGATGCCGGGTTCATGGCCAAAAGCTTCTCAAAGCCCGCGCGGCTCGTGATCTGGAAGCGCATCATATCAAGGAATGGCACGTAATGGTGCTGCACCACCCGGAAGAATGTCGCCACGTCCTCTGACCAGTCATTAATGACCTCACCTTTCGGCCTGCGATCGCGCCGCAGGAAAACGCCGCCCATCCCTACAAAGACTTCAGCGTAGGTCTGGTGGGGCACGGCGTTGATCCGCTGCACCAGGCGCCGGGCCAGATTGCGCTTTCCGCCGATATAGGGCGCAAGCGGCCTGACCGGCGCTACTGGCAAAAGGTCTGGATACTCTTTCAACATGGAACTGGACTCCGTCTTAATGTTCTTTATCCGTTCCACTCCCGGCCGGGAGGCGGGACGGATCGATTCGGCCGCATGACGCGTCCGGACCGTTCGGTTCGCGGCGGAAGTCCAGTCCGCCGGGAGGGGCTGGTTCCAGCAGCCCTTCCCCCGCCTTGGCGGGGGTGCTCCCCTATCCCGCCGCCAGCGCAATCGCGGGCCGTTCGAAGCGCACGGCTTCCACGCCCAGCCATTCGTTGATCGCCAGCATCCGGCGCTGGATGGGAAGGATTTCCATTTCATAGAACACGGCCGCCGCATCGTTCACGTTGCCGAAGCCGCCGGTGTTCTTGGGCACGATCCCCAGAAGCTGCGGCGGCACGCGGTGGGCGGCCAGGAGGTCTTCGGCGGTCACGCTCTTGATGTTCAGGAACTCGTCCTTCGATCCCACTTCGGCGATGGGCAGCAGCTTGATGCCATCGGGCTTGCCCTTGGGCGAATGGATGAACAGGTTGCGGAAATTGCCCATGCCCTTGGCCCCGCGCAGCGCCTTGCGCACGGCCTCGATGCTGGCATCGCTCATCCCTTCGTCGGAAAGGTAGAGGATGAAGCCCGCGTGGCTTCCGTTGAGGTAATAGCGCCGCCGGAAGATCGTCGCTGCCTCGTTCAGCAGGCCCGATTGCAGCGCCGATAGATATTCGGGCATTCCGTAGATTTCCTGCATGGGATCAGGTTCTTTGAGGTGCAGGATCGTGCCCGGCCGGTATTCGGTGGCATCGCTGATCCACCCGGTGCGCGGCACCCAGAAGAACTGCCCCGGCGCCAGCCCCACCCGCGTCCATGCCGCCTTGGAACAGCGCAGGCCCAGCGGCCTTCCGGCCAGATTGTCGGCGCGTTCGAGATAGGCATTGCCCATCACCAGCCAGTCGAGCGCGAACAGCTCGAACTCGGCCATGGAAAACCAGCGCGAAGGCACGAAGCTGGCGGTGAGCAGGTTGCGCTTCAAGAGGATCGCGCTCTGGTGATGGGGGGCCATGCGATAGGCGCGGCCAAGCCCGGCAAGGCTGACGGGCGGTTCATACCAGCGGTTGTTGTGCGCCACCTCGAACATGTCGAAGATTTCGCGCCGGTCGATCACGCTTTCCGGATCGCCGAAGGTGAAGGCCACCTCGCGCGCGGGTTCAGGTGTCACGGCAGGAAGGCTTCCGGCCGGAGCTGCGGCCAGATTTCCGGCCAGATGTCCGGCAGGCGGCGCGGTTTCGGTTTCAGGCATCGTCGAAGATCTCCACGGTGGTCCCGCCGCTGGCAGGCTCGGTAATGTCAAGCGGTTCGAAAGCGAGCGCGTGCATCACCGCCCAGGCCAGATCGGCGTGGCCGGTATCGCCCGCGCGGCTCGCCACGTATGTCACCTGGGTGCCGCCGCGCGTGATTTCGGGGCGGATCGCCATGAAGGCCTGCATCAGGTCCAGCCACCCGGCATCGAACTCAAGCCTGCCCGATGAGATGACGTTCTTGGCCTTCAGCACCATCTGGGTCTTGGTGGCCACCGAATAGGTGATGGCGTGGGCCATGGGGAACCACTTGCTCACCAGCTGGTGAACCGCCTTGCCCGCGCCGGTCACATCGATGCCGATCTTGGTGACGTTGTATTTGTCGTGCATCTCGCGCACGGCTTCGGCCTGCGCGGCGAAATCCAGCCCCTTGAGGCGCTTCTTTTCCAGCACGCGGAACTTGGCGCCGATCTTTGCCGGGGCCGCCACGGCCACCAGCGCGGCATCATCGCCGGTTCCGCTCTCGCTGGCATTGGGATCGTATCCCAGCCAGACCTCGCCTTCATAGGGGCGCAGGGCATAGGGCTGGAAGTCATGCGCCCAGGCATCCCAGCTATCGACCATGCAGCGCCGCATGAGCTGGAAGGGAAACATGCTCTGGCTGTCGTCCAGGAAAACGCAGCGGAACAGGTTGTCGAACTCTTCCAGCGAATACTGCTGCTGAAGCTGCGCGGGATCGACCAGATCGAAGCCTGCCTCAACCGCATCGTGGATCGTCACGATCTGGCGCCACACGCCATCGGCGCCAAGCTGCCCCTCCTTCAGCGCTTCGTGGCTGATGTCGATCTGCACCTGATCGGCCTTGGGCCGCCTGCGGTTGTATCGCGCGCCGCTCCACAGCGGATAGGCTTCGTGCGCCAGGGTGCTGGGGGTGGAAAACAGGGTGATCGAATATTGCTTCTGCGTGGCCATGGCGCTCGCCACTTTGAACAGTTCTTCAAAGCCATAGATCCAGAAGCACTCGTCGATGATGACATCGCCGTGATAGCCCTGCGCGGTGCGATAGTTCGTGCCCAGGAAGTGCAGCTCAAAGGGGTCCAATGCCTCGATGGGATCACCTTCGGCGCTCCCTGGCACGGCACCTCTTTGCACCACGATGGGATCGCCCTTGAGTGTGACGCCGCACACCTTCTGCACCCACTGCACGATATAGGCGCGGAAGATGTTGGCCTGGGCGCGGCTTGCCGAGATGAAGATCTGGTTCTTGCCGGTTTCCAGCCCCACCAGAAAGCGCTCGCGCGCGAAATACCAGGTGGCCCCGATCTGCCGCGATTTCAGGATCATGCGCGTGCGGAACGCGGTGCTGGTCAGCAGCCATCCCTTCTGCCGGCCATGAAGCTGGCCTTCCATGTCGGCGCGCAGCCTTGCCGCCATTTCCGGCGTGATAAGGTTCTTCGCCTCCTGCTTCTTCGCGTTCGCGGCGCGCGCGCCATGGCGGCGCTTCGGGTTCAGATCGGCCTCGTTGCCGCCTTCGCGATAGCGTTCAATGCGGGCCAGGCGCTCCATCTGGCGGCCCAGCAGGTCGATCTCCTTGTAATCGCTGCCGGTTTTCTTGTCCTTGTCGATCAGCGCCAGATAGCGTTCCAGCGTGCCTTCGGCCGCCCGCGCGATCGGCGGGGCATCATCCCACTTGTGCCGCGTCTTCCAGCTTGCCACGGTCGAATAGGGCACGGCCAGTTCATCGGCGATTTGCTGCATGGTCCAGTGCCGCCAGTAGAGCGCGCGCGCCTTCAGCCGGGTGTGCTCGCCCGGCCCGCGCGGCGCACGCCCTGCCTCATCCCCGCCGGATGGGGCCTGCGCCAATTGATCCTGGTCTTCGCGCTGCTCCATGGCGGTGCACGCTATGGCGCTTGGCCGCGCCCGCGCGCCCCCGCCGTGTTGTGACCCTGGCGCGCACAACGCGCCCGCGTTGCGAATAGGCCAGCGCGCCCGTCTTTTGTGGACCTGTCAGATCAGCCGGAAGCGCCCGCACGAGCGACCGGCCCCACCAAAGGACCGGAGCCGAAGCAATGGCGAAGACGCGATTTTACCGGGTGGCCGTGGAAGGCCAGACCACCGATGGCCGCACCATCGAACGCCAGTGGCTGATTGATGCCGCCGCCACCTATAACCGCGAAACCTATGCCGCGCGGATCAACATGGAGCACGTGCGCGGCATCACCGCGGACAAGCCCTTCAAGGCCTATGGCGATGTGCTCAGCCTCAAGACCGAGGAAGTCGAGATCGAGCTGGCGGGCCGGAAGGAAAAGCGCCTCGCGCTCTTTGCCGAACTCGACGTGACCGACGAACTGCTGGCCATCAACAAGGACCGGCAGAAGCTCTACACCTCGATCGAGATCAACCCCAACTTCGCCCAGACCGGGAAGGCCTATCTCGTCGGCCTTGCCGTGACCGACAGCCCCGCCAGCCTCGGCACCGAGATGCTCCAGTTTGCCGCCAGCCAGGGCGAAAACAACCCGCTGGCCGCGCGCAAGCAGGACAAGGGCAATCTCTTCACCGCCGCGACCGAGTTCGAGATCGTGCTGGCAGAAGAGCCTGCTGAAAATCCTGATCCAACCGGCGTCTTCGCCTCGATCAAGGCGTTCTTCGATGGGCTGGTCAAGCCTGCCGCGCAGGCCCCTGCCGCCCCGGCGCCAGCGGATGCCCCGGCTGCCCCTGCCCCGGCTGAACCTGCGCCCGCCGCCCCTGCCCCAGATGCCGCCAGCTTCGCCGCCATCGGCGCGCTGATGACGCAGATGGCCACCAGCATGACCGAACTGGCGAATGGCACCAAGGCCGAAATCGCCAGGCTCACCGCCGATGTGAAGGCCCTGGCCGAAAAGCTCGAAGGCACCCCTGCCGCCGTCCCCGGCACGAATGCGCAGGGCTTTGTCCAGCGCGCCGCCGCCACCGGGGGCAACGTCAACGCCGCCCGGACCGATTGCTGATCGGCCCGGCGCCCATTTCCCGAAACCCGCGCCCACCCCTCCCCCAGATTTGAGGAAATCCCATGAAGAACGAAACCAGGGCCAGGTTCAACGCGATGGTCGGCCAGATCGCGCTGCTCAACGGCATCGATGCCGCCACCGCGCAGACCACCAAGTTCACGGTCGAACCTTCGGTGCAGCAGCGCCTTGAGCAGCGCATCCAGGACAGCAGCCAGTTCCTGTCGATGATCAACATCGCGCCGGTCGATGAGATGCAGGGCGAACTGATCGGCCTGGGCATCGGCTCCACCATCGCGGGCCGCACCAATACGGCTGCGGGCAACCGCCGCAACGGCATCGATCCTTCGGCGATGGACGGCCGCACCTATACCTGCGTGCAGACCAACTTCGACGTGTCCGCCCGCTATGCCAAGGTCGACATGTGGGCCAAGTTCCCCGATTTCGAGACGATCTGGCGCGATAACGTGGTGCAGCGCATCGCGCTTGACCGCATCCTGATCGGCTTCAACGGCACCAGCGCGGCGGCCGCCACCGATCGCGATGCCAATCCCGCGCTTCAGGATGTGAACGTGGGATGGCTCCAGAAGATGCGCCTTGAAAACGCCGCCCGTGTCATGGACGAAGGCAGCGATCTGGCGGGCAAGGTCACCTATGGCAGCCATGCCGATGCCGATTACAGGACGCTTGATGCGCTGGTCTGGGATGCCAAGGAAACGCTCCTGGCCGAATGGGCGAAGAACGATACCGAACTGGTGGCCATCGTCGGCAGCGATCTGCTGCACGACAAGTATTTCCCCATGGTCAACGCCGATGAAAAGCCCACCGAGCAGCTCGCCCGCGATGTCATCATGAGCACGAAGCGCCTCGGCGGCCTTCCCGCCATGCGCGTGCCGGGCTTCCCCGGCGGCACGGTGCTCATCACCCGGCCCGATAACCTCTCGATCTACTATCAGGATGGCAAGCGCCGCCGCCTGATCAAGGACGAGCCGGAATACGACCGCGTGACCGATTATCAGTCCTCTAACGAGGCCTACGTGATCGAAAACCTCGAATATGCCTGCATGGTGGAAAACATCGAGGCGCACGACGCATAAAAGCCCCCGTGCCCGGCCTGCTCCTCCTGGCGGGCCGGGCATCCCCCTTTTCGCCGCAGAAACGGAAAGCCGCAGCCATGATTTCGCCCGCCAAGGCCAGCTTCCAGCGCAAGCTCGCATCGCAGGCCAGCCCGATCCCCGGCGCGATCCCCGGCCCGGAGCCGCGCCGGGATGCGATCTGGCGCGATGGCTTTCCGGACCCTGCCCCGGCCCGCCCCATGCCCGAAAGCGGCCCGGTGGCATCCGAATATCAGCAGCTTCTGGCCGCGCTCCAGCTTGACATGAACCGCCTGCGCCAGATCCAGAGCACCGAACGCAAGATCGAGGCCAAGCGCACCATGATCGGCCAGTATCTGCCCTGGGTGGAAGGCGCGCTCGCCGCCAGCCCGCCCGCGCAGGATGAAATCGTGGGCAACATGCTGATCTGGGCGCTCGATATTGCCGACTGGACCCTCGCCTTCCGCCTTGCCGCGCATGTGCTGGGGCATGGCCTTGCCCTGCCCGAACGCTATCGCCGCACCCCGGCCACGCTGATTGCCGAAGAGGTGGCCGAGGCGGGCCTTGCCCCGCGCGCGGCCAATGCCCCGGCGCCGATCAGCCGCGAATGGCTCCAGCGCTTTGCCGCCCTGGTTGAAGGGCACGATATTTTCGATCAGGTCCGCGCCAAGCTGGCCAAGGCCATCGGCCTTGCCCTGGCGGCAGAGGCCGAAGCCTTCGATCCGGCCGCGCCCAGCGCGCTGGCGGGCGGGCGGGCGGCGCTTCTGGCGCAGGCCCGCGCCAGCTTTGCCCAGGCGCTCGCCCTCGATCGGGGGGCAGGCGTCAAGAAACTGATCGAAGCGATTGATCGCGAACTGAAAAAGGCACCCCAACCCGCACCCGAACCCGAACCCTGATTGACGAGCTGCGCCACCCGCGCCGGGGGCGGGCGAGGGCCGAAGGCATCCGCCGCAAGGCCGCTCAACCTCACCCCCGTTAATTGATGGTCGACCGCACTAATGTCCGCTTCGCGGCCATGCCGGCGGTCTCCGCTGGAACTGGAACCCGAAGATGACCTTCGTCGCGCTGCCACCATCGCCCGCATCGCCCCCGGCCTCGGTCGTGGCGGGCGATGGCTGGTATCCCGATATCGATGTCACCGCCATGCGCCAGGCGCTGCGCCTGTCCGATCAGGTCACGCACGCGCGGCTTGTCGGCGCGATCGAGGGCGCGCTGCTGACAGTCGAAGGGGAACTGGCGCTCTGGCGCGCCTCGCGCGAGGCCGACAGCCATGAAGCGCTGGCCGAGGTGGAGCCGGAACGCACCATCGGCGGCGAGCACCGGCTGACCGTGCTCTATACCCGCGCGGTGCGCTTTCACGCGGCGGCCGAACTGGCAGAGCTGCACCGCGATCTGTCCGCCACCACCGATGGCCAGACCCGCGCCGAACCCCGGATGTTCACGGCCGAGGATTACCGCAAGCTCGCCACCCAGGCCGTGCGCGATATCCTGGGCGTGCCGCGCGTGGCCGTGGAGCTGATCTGATGATGATCCGCTTCTGCGATGATTGCGCCCATGGCCTGCCGCCCCCGCCGGGGCCTTCGGGCGGAACCTTTCTCTGCGCGCGGCCCGTCAATGCGGTGGGCGGCCTTTCCCGGCACGATGGCCCGCGCCGGGGCGGGGCGCGCCGCGCGCTGATGGTGCCGGCCGATCAGGAACGCACTGGCCATCGCACCCAGCGCGGCCGCGAAAAGTGCGGGCCGCCGGGCCGGTTCTGGCGCAGCCGCCGCACCGGAACGCCGCAGGGAGGCGATCCATGCCCCGCACCGTGACCGCGCGCCAGGGCGATACGATCGATGCCATTTGCTGGCGCGTGCTGGGCACCACGGCGGGCGGCGTGGTCGAAGCCGCGCTCGATGCCAATCCGGGGCTGGCCGTGCTGGGGCCGTTCCTGCCCGAAGGCACAGCCGTGATCCTGCCCGATCTGCCCGGCACCGATGCTGCGGGAACCATCCCGGTGCCCGTGCCGGTTCTCGCAACCGTGAACCTGTGGGACTGATGATGGAAAGCACGATCCTATCGCAGATCATCACCAATTTCGGCCCTTCCGGGGCCTTTGTCGGCTATCTCATCTGGCAGCAGATGCGGCGCGACAAGATTGATGGCGAGCGCGTGGAAACCGACAAGGAACTGGCCACGGCGCTCGCCAACCTCACGAACGCGATCAACGCCAGCACCGGCGCCAGCAGCGAAGGAAAGGGCCGGTGATGGCCGCCCCTGCTGATCGCGCCGCATCCGGACGCGCGCTGAAAGCTGCCGTGGCGGGGCTGACGCTGGCCGTGGCCGCGCTGGATGCCGCCCCTGCCCGAAAGAGCGCATCGCCCCCGCCCCGGCCGGGCCGCGCCGCGCGCCGCGTGAAAGGCACTGCCTGATGAAGAAGCCCGCCCTGCTGCGCGCCGCGATCACCGCGCTGTTCCCCGATTACGCGCGCGATCCTGATAAGCTCGCGCTCTGGGTGGAAACCGGGCAGGTGCGCGCGGGGTGCAATGGCCAGCGCGGCTTCGCGCTGGAATACCAGCTCACGCTGGTGGCCGAAGATTTCACCCACGCGCCCGAAGCGCTGTTCTTCGCCGTGGTCGATTGGCTGCGCAGCCAGCAGCCCGATGTGACCCAGCCCAATGCCCCCGGCTTCGCCTTCGAGGTGGACGTGCTGGATGAACGCACCTTCGATGTGAAGATGGTGCTGCCCCTGCGCGAAATCGTCACCGCCGCCGCGGCGGGGGATGGCGCATGGCATCTGGAAGTGCAGGATGAAGCCCCGCTTTTCCCCGATGCCGAACCGCTGCGCAGCGGTGCCGGTCCCATCACCTCGCTATGGACCCGCGCCAATGGCGCGGCGCCCGTGCAGGTCGCGCCCGTCCCCGGCGCGGCTGCGCCCTGATCGAAAGGATCAGGCATGGCCGATGATCTGGCCGAACTGGAACCCTTCCTCGCCGCGTATCTCAACCGGCTTGGCCCCGCCCAGCGGCGCAAGGTTCTGCGCAAGATCGGCGAGGAAACCCGCCGCCTGAATGCCCGCCGCATCGCCGCCAACGTGCAGCCCGATGGCAGCGCCATGGCGCCGCGCAAGAAGCGCAAGCGGATGAAGGACCGCAAGGGCCGCATCCGCCGCACCGCGAAGATGTTTCCGAAGATCAGGCTGGCCCGAAGCCTCAAGGTTCTAACTTCACAGGATCATGTTGAAGTCGGCTATGGCTGGAACCGCTTCACGAACTATATCGCTTTGATCCATCAGGAAGGCCGCACTGTGCCGATTGGCCGGATTGGGGCCAACACGGGCGGCGGATCAACGGCAGGCAGGAAAATCTACGCAACCTATCCCGAACGCCGCCTGCTGGGCTTCGGCCCGGAAGACCTGGAAGCGATAACCGACGCCGCGCTGAAGATGCTGGAAGGCTAGACCCCGTCATCCATTTCCATGTCATCATCGGCAAAGGCCCCGCAGAACGCCGTGGCCGGATCGGCGATGCGGGTCTGGTCGATCATGTCGGGCCAGGTGAACAGTTCAAGATCGGGATCGATATTCCCGAAGCGGCTGACAGGCAGGGCCGCCATGTCATCGGCCAGCGTGCGGCAGGGCCGCGTCGGAAGCCGCAGCTTCAGATGATGGCGGATCACCAGGTCGGCGCGCTTCATGCCGCCTTCTCCAGCCCGGCATGGCCGGTCTCGATCAGCGCCAGTTCCACGCGGGCAAGCCGCAGTTCGGCCAGATGGTAGATGCTGCCCAGATCATCGAGCGAAAGGGCGCGATCATGGACATCCAGCGCGCCCAGCTCGGCCCGCACGCGGCCGACTGCCTCGCGCAGCGGGCATGGCGCCATGATGTCGATCGCTTCGTCCAGATCGAGCCGCACCACGTCGAGATCCAGCGCATGGCCCATGCGCGGCGTGTCCAGGCAGTTTTCGGCCATGCGGAACAGGCTTGCGCGTGCCGCGCCGATCAGGGCCAGCGGGTCCACCGCGTAACGCGCGCCCATCACAGCGCGCTCCCGTCGGGCGCATGTTCTGCCCACAGGCGGCGCAGCAGGTCTTCGCGGCTGAGGCGCAGTTTCGCGGTCTGATGCGGATTTTGCGCTGCCTTTGCGCGCGAAGCGGGTGTATAGGGCGTCTTAGCCATTGACCTGATCTCCGTGTGATCGGTTGAGGTTAGACCGGGGTGGTAGCTTCCGACTTCCACCCCGGTTGATACGTTAGATACGTATTCTTGCATTCACTGTCAACGGGTGATACGTATCGCACGTATGAAAAAGCCTAGCCCAATGCAGCGCTTTGAAATGAAAGCGCCTTCCGAATGGTTCGACCGCGTTGACCAGTGGCGTGCAACGCAACCCGGCCTTCCCCCTCGCGCAGAGGCCATCCGCCGCCTCGTGGAAAAAGGCCTGAAAGCCCCTGACTAGAGGCCGCACCCCAGAGGCAGGCGCAACGCCTGCCTGCCTCGGATACGTGGATCGGCTATGAGGTTGCGGTCGGCTTCGAAGGCACCGTCGAAGGCTGCTTACTATAGTTGACATTCCCGCCACATCGTCTATTATAGTGAACATGAGGGCGGTCAAGACAACTGAGCAGTTCGATCGATGGATGGAGGGGTTGAAGGACCGCGCCGCCGTTGCTCGCATTCGCATCCGGATTGATCGTCTGGCGCTGGGCAATCCCGGCCTTTGCCGCAACCTGAAGGGTGGTGTCAGCGAACTGAAGGTGGATTTCGGGCCGGGCTACCGGATCTATTTCACCGAACGCGCGGGCGAACTGGTGATTTTGTTGTGTGGCGGCACGAAGAAGGGGCAGGACGGCGATATCGCCCTTGCCATCCAGCTTGCGAAAGAAGTCTGATCATGGCGCTTGAACTGAAAACCTATGATGTCGCAGAGCATCTCACCAGCGAAGAGGAAATCCGTCTCTATCTCGATGCCGCGTTCGAGGATGGCGATGCCGCGATCATCGCCAATGCGCTGGGCAACGTGGCGCGCGCGCGCGGCATGACGCGCATCGCCAGCGAGGCCGGCATCAGCCGTGCAGGGCTTTACAAGGCCGTGGGCGAAAACGGCAATCCATCGCTGCAAACGCTGGTTGCCCTGCTGCGTGCATTCGGCATGAAACTGAAGGTCGAATCGGCCCGATGATCGGTGGTTTACGCCCAATGAAAATGGGCGCGCCGGTCCGGATGCGGCGCGCCCTTCCTTCGTATCCTTGCGGGGGATTATCCCTGCGCGCTCATCGCTCCGGCGCGCGGTCGTCCTCGCGCGGCAGGGTCTGTGCCCAGTTGTGGGCGGCCACGGCATAGGTCACGGCGGCGGTGCAGGCCTGCAGATCAGCACGGCTGACAGCCACGAAGGGATCGGCGGGCAGCTTTGCAGGAAGCCCGGCACTGCCACCTGGGGCGGCGGCAGGGGCTTGGCTGGCCGCGCTTCGATCACTTTCGGGCCGCAGCCCGCCAGCGGGGCAGCGATTGCTGCCAGCATAAGCGCTGCCAGCAGCCAGCGCGCGCGCAAGATCGTGGGCATAATCGGTTTCGCTCCTTTTCGCATTGGCGGCGCTGCGCCGCTCCTCTGCCGCATTGACGGCGGCCTGCGCTGCGCCCGCTTCGGCCTGCGCACGCCGGATGGCGGCCAGATCGGCGCGGCAGGCGGCCAGCCCTGCCCTGATCCCGCCGCCCAGAACCGGCAGCCCGTGGATCTCGATCAGCAGGCCCGCGCACCACAGCGCCAGGGCGCCAGCCAGCGCGCGCCACAGGTTGCGCTTCAGCCACGCCTCGATCATGCCACGATCCCCGGCAGATAGGTGGTCTGCCCGCTTGCCGTCCGCCGCGCTGTCAGCGTCTGGTTGCGGGCGCGGCGCGCGGAAAAGCTGGCATGAACCCACCCGGCCTCGCCAAACTCGTAGATGAGCTGGTCGAACCGCAGGTTCTGTTCGATCCAGCGGCACACCGCGATGTTGGAAATGCCCGCCACGGTGAAATCGGCCGCTTCGCCCAGGCTGTGCTGGCTGCTGGCGCTGCCGCCGATCGCGCGGTTCAGCGCCGGGCTGCGATAGCCGCTGGTGACGATCACCGGCCGCCCATAATGCGCGCGCACCGGCTCAAGCACCTCGGCGCACAGCAGGCGCAGCGCCGCGATCACCGGCGGCGGGGCCGTATTGTCGATCCCGCGCCGCACGGCCGTGGCCGAACGGGTCATCTCGGCAAGCGTGAAATGGGGCGAAAGGTTCATGATCCGGGCGGCTCCCATGATGACACGGCCCACCATGCCCCCCGCGTGCGCGCCGATCAGCGCCCCGGCGTTGTCAGCCCGAAGCCGACAACGCGGGGGCGGGCAGTTTCACATCACAGCCCAGCCCCCATTACAAACAAGGCATCAACCTGTTCCGCGCTTAATCCGATGACCGGTGCGAGCATTTGCACAAGCGAACTGTCGCGCCTGACATCTGCGGCATATTCCCACTCGATCCGCGCCGCTTCGCCTTCAACGCCGCTCTGGGCCGCGATTGCGGCATCCACCACTTCCAGCAAACCGGCGCGCAGCAGCGCAAGGCGTGCCTGCCGCATCGAGATGGCTTCTGGAACTGCCGCCTGAGCATCAACCGTTATACGTTCGATCTCACCCGTGGCCGCGTCTATCCTGATCGCGTTGCCCATGCCTATCTCCCCAGCAGCCGGATCGTCCCGGCATCGAAATTGCCCGCGCCTGTTGCAATGCGGATGGCATCGATCCCGCCGTTGCAGCGCCACGCCGAATTTGCCGCAGCAAGCGATGCGGCCTGGCCCAGGTCATTGATCGTGGTGGGGCCGCTGGCCGAAAGACCGGCATTCGCACGGAAATTCGGAATTATTCGTCCGCCGTGCAAAACCGCAGTGGCAGCGACAGAATTGGTGATGACATATGCGTTGCCAAACGTGCTTCCATTGGCCGAGATTGCGATGGAGAAAGTGGTGTTTGAACCGCTGTCGTGGCTCAAGCCTTCAAAAACGATCAGCAGGTCGTTGTAGACTGTCGTTTTTAGATTGGCGAAGTCTACGCTGGAGACGCCGGTTGGCGTTACGCTGGCAATTTCTGTCCATTCACTGGCTCCGCCGCCGCCGTTAGCACTTAGGACGCCGGATGACAGTGACAGCCCTGTTCCTACACTGATCTCCTCGATGGCGCCGGTGCTGGCCGTGCTACGGCCCAGAAGCCGCGCAGTCGCCATTGTCAGCCCGCTGGAACCAACAGCCCCGGATGCCGCGGCGCCAAGATTGGTTCGCGCACCGCTTGCTGTTGTCGCCCCAGTGCCTCCACTGGCAAGCGCCAGCGTTCCACCAAGCGTCAAAGTGCCGCTGCTGGTTATAGGGCTTCCAGAGAATGTCAGGCCAGTGGAACCACCCGATGCGGCGACGCTCGTAACCGTTCCGGTGGCAGGCGTAACCCATCCGGTATTGTAATCTGCCGCCGTCAGCTTCGCCAGCACCTGGCCGGTGCTGCCACCGGTCGGCACCCCTTGCCCTGCCGGTCCCTGCGGGCCGGTATCGCCGGTATCACCTTTCGGCCCTTGCGGTCCCGCCGGTCCCTGCGGGCCTGTATCGCCGGTATCACCTTTCGGCCCCTGCGGTCCTGCCGGTCCCTGCGGGCCGGTATCGCCGGTATCACCCTTCGGCCCCTGCGGCCCTGCTGGCCCTTGCGGCCCGGTATCACCGGTATCGCCCTTCGGTCCCTGCGGCCCTGCTGGCCCTTGCGGCCCGGTATCACCGGTATCGCCCTTCGGTCCCTGCGGCCCTGCTGGCCCTTGCGGCCCGGTATCGCCGGTATCACCCTTCGGTCCCTGCGGCCCTGCTGGCCCTTGCGGCCCGGTATCGCCGGTATCGCCCTTCGGTCCCTGCGGCCCTGCTGGTCCCTGCGGTCCGGTATCGCCGGTATCACCCTTCGGCCCTTGCGGTCCTGCCGGTCCCTGCGGGCCGGTATCGCCGGTATCACCCTTCGGCCCTTGCGGCCCTGCCGGTCCCTGCGGGCCGGTATCGCCGGTATCACCTTTCGGCCCTTGCGGTCCTGCCGGTCCCTTCGGGGCGATGACGGCAGGTATCGAGTCTGGATCGGGCCTGCGCGGCGCAGGACGGAATATCGCAGCTTCCGGGCCGAACCATGCGGTCGCAATGGCGCGTTCAGGCGCGAACCAGCGGGTGAGGACTGGCGCGCCCCCGGCATCGATGGCCGCTCCCGTGAAGCCCGGCGTCATCCACACACGCTTTCCGCCAGGCGCACGAAGGCAGGCCCGGATATCGCCACGACTGCGCCATCGCGCAGAAAGCGCAGATCGGCCGCATAATGCCCCGGATCAAGGCTTGCGCTTACCTCTGCCGGGATAGTCAGGAACCATCGCGCAGGATCATCTCCGACCGCTGCGGTGAAGCTCACCGCAAATGCCGCCACCACCGGCGCTTCTGCCGGAGGAACGATCTGCCCGGTCGTTCGCTTGAGCAAGGCTTCGACCACAAGGCCATCGGGATCTCCGGAGATAACCTCGTGGCCGACGATGATCGGCTCGCCCCTGCGAAACAGAAAGATCGGAACGCTGCTCATCATGGTTTCCCCTTCGGCATGGCAGTGCTGCCATGGTCCGCTTCGGCCCGATCATGGCGCTGACCGGCACATTGCGCATCGCGGCCGTGTTGTGGCGCGCTCAGCTACAGCGCGCGGGCGTTGCGCCTGCGCGCAGACCGCCGCCACCTGCCATCGCAGTTCATTGGACACGCGCCGCCGGAGGAATGATGTCGGGACAATCGCAGAACAGCTTCACTGGGGTTGATCTTTCACGCCTGCCGCCCCCCCAGGCGATCGAGGAGCTGGATTTCGAAACGCTGCGCAGCCAGTGGCTGGCCCAGTTCCTTGATATGGCTGCGCAGGCGGGCATCACCTTCGATGCCACCTTGGAAAGCGATCCGGTCATCAAGCTGATCGAATTGGGCGCCTATCGAGAAATGATCTGGCGCGCGGCCCGCAATGCGGGCCTTAGGTCGGTGATGGTCGCCTATGCGCAGGGCGCAGATCTGGATCAGCTTGGCGCCCTGCTGGGCGTGAAGCGGGAAATCATCGTGGCGGCCGACCCGGCCAATGGCGTGGCTGCCGTGACCGAGACCGACGAGGATTTTCGCCGCCGTCTTGTCCTGGCACCAGAGGGATATTCGGTTGCTGGCCCGCGCGGTGCCTATATCTTCCACGCGCTTTCGGCTGATCCGGATGTGCTCGATGCCAGCGCCATCAGTCCCGCCCCTGGCGAGGTGGTTGTCACGGTGCTTTCCCGAACAGGAGATGGAGAGGCAGCCCCTGCCCTCATCGAGAAGGTCGAGGATGCGCTGTCGGCTGACACGATCCGGCCCATCACTGATCTTGTGACGGTTCAATCTGCCCAGATCGTTGCCTTTTCGATCACTGCCACGCTGGTTTTCAGGCCCGGCCCGGACAAAAGTCTTGTGCAGGCCAACGCCGCCGCATCGCTGGATGCCTTCATCGCTTCGGCGCGCGGCATCGGGCGGACCGTAACGCGCGCGGGGATCATCGGGGCGCTTATGGTTGAAGGGATGCACAATGTCCTGCTCACCGCGCCCGCCGCGGATATCCCCATCAGCAATGTCGAAGCGCCGCACTGCACATCGGTGACGCTTGTCGATGGCGGATACGCATGATGCCTGCCCCGAACAACCATGCGTGCATCAGCTTGCTTCCGCCCAACGCAACCCCGCTCGAACGCGTGTTTGATGCCCTGTTACAAAGCCGGATCGGCGCCATCGAAACCGCCTATCGGGCCTTCTGGTCGCCGGCGGATTGCCCCGCCGCCATGCTCCCATGGCTTGCCTGGGCGGTCTCGGTGGATGAATGGGATCCGGCCTGGAGCGAGAATGTGCGCCGCGCCCAGATTGCCCGCGCCATCCCTGCCCAGCGCCGGAAGGGCACGGCTTCAAGCGTCAAGACCATCATATCTGGTCTCGGCGGCACCGTTTCGCTGAAGGAATGGTGGGAGATGGACCCGCCCGCCGATCCACATACCTTCAACCTGGCAGTATCGCTTTCCAGCGGTTCCGGACCGCCCAGCGCGGCATTCATTGATGGAGTGATCCGCGCGGTCGAAGCCGCCAAGCCGCTGCGCAGCCACTTCACCTTTTCGCTCTCGCAGAACTTCAATGGCTCGATCGGGCTGCGCGGCGGCGTGCGTGCTGCCGTGCTGGTCCGTGTCTCGATGACCGCACCGTCAGCGTGATGGCTGCCTGATGCCTTATCCCTTCGCACGCGCCATTCGGCCCATTCATGATCCCTCTTTCTGGAGCACCGTGCCATGTCTCTCAATCTGGTTGTGACCACGGCGGGCCGCGCGGCCCTGGTCAACGCGGCGAACAACGGCACCCTTCCGGTGACGATTGCGCAGATCGGCATTTCGGCCACTTTCACCGCCCCCGTGCCGACGCTTTCGGCGCTGCCATCCGAAATCAAGCGCCTTTCGGCCATTGCCGGTGAAGTCATCGCCGATGATACCCTTCACGTGACGATGCGCGATGAAAGCAGCGATACCTATGCCCTGCGAAGTCTGGCTCTTTATCTTGCCGATGGAACCCTGTTCGCCTGCACAGGTCAGACTGATCCCATTCTGAACAAGACAGCATCCTCGGTCGCGCTCGCCGCGTTCGATATCGTCTTTGCCGATATTAACGCGGCCAGCATCACATTCGGATCGACCGATTTCATGCTGCCTTCGGCCACCACCGAACGGCAGGGTATTGTTGAACTGGCGACCAACGCCGAAGCGCAGACCGGCACTGACAGCGCCCGCGCGCTTACGCCTGCGGCTGCGCGTTCGGCCATTCTGGGATGGCTGCTCAGCGTCGATGGCGCGGGCAGCGGCCTCGATGCCGATCTGCTCGATGGGCAAAGCTCCGAGTTCTATACCAACATCCCGGCGCGCCTCGGCTATGTGCCGCTCAATTCCAGCGTGTTTACAGCGGCGAACATCCTGGCGCTGCTGCTTAATGTCGATGGCGCGGGCAGCGGCCTCGATGCCGATCTGCTCGATGGACACAACTCTTCGGCATTTCGGCGCGTTGCTTCCTCCAGCATCACCGAAAACGGCGGCTATCTGGTCTATTCGGATGGCCTTAAGGAAACCTGGGGGTTCCTTGATGTTCCAGCCAACGCATTTGCCACATACCTGGTGCCTGTCCCGCATTCGAGCTGGATCAACCCTGTCGCCGGTGTCGGGATCTTTGCCGCAAACAACGCCGAAGAGAACACCGGGATTTCCTCGGTCACGCTTTCGGGTGTAACCGTTTATAATGCAGAGAACTATAGCCTAAGGGTCTATATCCAGACCAAGGGCGTCTGATCCGGCCACTGGCGCACCATCGGGCCATCCTGCCACCCGCGCGCGTTGTGGCAGGTGCGCGCACAACGCGCACCGGGTGGCGCGGCGCGCGGCGCGCGGCATGGTCTGCGCCATGCCACGCACACCCGAAGATGCCCCCACCGATGCCGATGCCCTGATCCGGGTAGGGCGGATCGCGTCGGTCGATCCGGCGGCGGGCACCTGCACGGTCAGGCTGGATGATGCGGGCACCGGCGGCGATGATGCCATCAGCCCGCCCCTGCGCTGGCTGCACCCGCGCATGGGCGATGTGCGCGCCTGGCTGCCGCCGGCGGTGGGCGAACAGGGCCTGCTGCTGTGCCCCGGCGGCGAACTGGCGGGCGCAGTCTTCGTGGGCGGGCTGCATTGCAATGCCTTCCCCCCTCCCACCGATCAACCGGTGGCGCTGCTGCGCTTCAGCGATGGCGCGGCCATCAGCTATGATCCCGAAGCGCACGAGCTGCGCCTTGAACTGCCATCGGGCGCCACCACGGTGCTAATCAGCGATGGCGGGATCGATCTGCAAGGCGATGTGGCGATCACCGGCGCGCTTTCGGTAAGCCAGACCGTGACCGCCAGCGATGACGTGATCGGCGGCGGGAAAAGCCTGAAGGATCATCGCCACACCGGCGTTGCCGCAGGCGCTGCGCAAAGCGGGCCTCCGGCATGAGTTCGGCCAGCCTTTCCGGCATGTCGCGCGATCGCGGCACGGCGCTTTCGGGCGACGATCACCTTGCCCAGTCCATCGCCGATATCATCACCACGCCGCTGGGCAGCCGGGTGATGCGGCGCGATTACGGCTGCCTGCTGTTCGATCTGATCGACCGCCCGCTGGGACCGGCCACCGCGCTTCTGTGTTCAATGGCCATCGCCATTGCGCTGGCGCGCTGGGAACCGCGCCTCACCCTCACCCAGGTGCAGATCGGCGGCGATCTGGCGCAGGGGCAGGCCGTGGTCACGATTTCCGGCATCCGCACCCAGGGCGCGGCCAATGCGCTGACCCGCCTGACCATTCCGATCGCCCGCAGAAACACGAGCTGAACCATCATCCCCGAACCGGCGGCGAAGCCCGCCGCAAGCCCGGCGGCATGATGACGCAGTCGGCATTAGTCCGGGCGAAAGCCAAACGCCCGGTTGACCAAACAAGGAGCATTTCATGCACGGCATCAAGACCAATGTGCTGACCACCGGCACCCGCCCGATCTCTCCCGTGGCCACCGGGGTGATCGGCCTTGTCTGCACCGCCAGCGCTGCCGCCGGGGCGGCCACCGCCGCGCTTGATGCGGCCTTTCCGGTCAACACCCCGGTGCTTGTCACCGATGTGCGGCGCGCCATTGCCGATGCGGGCACGGGCGGCACGCTGCGCCCGGCGCTTGAGGCGATCTACGATCAGGCCAGCCCCTTCGTGGTGGTGGTGCGCGTGCCGATCGACAACGATGACCAGGATGATGCCGTGATCGGTTCGGCGGGCGATTATTCGGGCCTTCATGCCCTGCTGGCGGCAGAAGCCGCCACTGGCCAGCGCCCCCGCGTGATCGGCGCGCCGGGGCTTGACACTGAACAGGTGCTGGCCGCGCTGATCCCGGTGGCGAAGAAGCTGCGCGGCATGGTCTATGCCGCAGCGCAAGGCGATACCGTGGCCGAAGCGGCGGCCTATCGCGCCGATTTCTCCGCGCGCGAACTGATGCTGATCTGGCCGAACTGGACCGGCGATTTTTCGGGCGATGCGGTGGCCCGCGCGCTGGGCCTGCGCGCCCGGATCGATGAGGAAACGGGCTGGCACAAGACCATCTCGAATGTCGAGGTGCTGGGCGTCACCGGCGTTTCGAAAAGCCTGTTCTTCGATATTCAGGATCCCACCACCGATGTTTCGGCGCTCAACGATGCGCAGATCACCACGCTGGTGCGCAGCCCGGCGGGCGGGTTCATCTACTGGGGCAACCGCACCTGCGCCGCCGAACCGCTGTTCTCCTTCGAAAGCGCGGTGCGCACCAGCCAAGTGCTTCAGGATGAAATCGCCGCCGGGCTGATGTGGGCGGCCGACAAGCCGCTGACCGCGTTCCTGGTGAAGGACGTAATCGAGACGATCAATGCCCGCCTGCGCGCGCTGGTGGCGCAGCAGCGCCTGATCGGCGGGCGGGCATGGTTCGATGAAGCGCTCAACGATGCGGCCGATCTCGCCGCAGGCAAGCTGGTGATCGACTATGAGTTCACGCCTGCTGCCCCGCTTGAAGGGCTGGAACTGAACCAGCGCATCACCGATCGCTACTATGCCGATCTTTTGCAGCAGCTTGGCGGGCTGCAATCGCAGGGCGCCTGACTTTCCCCTTCGCCGGAACCGGCGGCGCGAGCCGCCCAGGAAACCGGCGGCATGAACGCGAAGCGGGCATCAGCCCGGTTGACCACAAAGGAACTGCACCATGGGCTTTCCGGCAAAACTCAAGGACATGAACTTTTTCGAGAATGGCACCAGCTACAAGGGGCGCGTCACCGAAGTGACCCTGCCCAAGCTGGCGCTGAAACTGGAAGATTACCGCGCGGGCGGCATGGCAGGCCCGGTGCCGGTGGATTTCGGGCTGGAAAAGATCGAGCTGGAGTTCAAGGCAGGCGGCCTTGTGCGCGACTTGTTCCGCCAGTTCGGCGCGGGCGCGGCGGATGCCACGCTCAACCGCTTTGCCGGGGCCTATCAGGATGATGCCACCGGGCAGGTGGTATCGTGCGAAATCATCACGCGCGGGCGCACCATGGAAATCGACATGGGCAGCGCCAAGCCCGGCGATGATACCGAACAGACCTTCAAGGCCGTGTGCAGCTACTACAAGCTCCAGGTCGATGGCGCGGTATGGATCGAGATCGACATGATCGGCGGGATTTTCCGCGTCTTCGGGCAGGACCGCCGCGCTGCCATTCGCGCCGCCATCGGCGCCTGACGTGCTTCCTGCCGGTGGTTCAGCGGGGGCCACCGGCAGGGAGACCTTCCTGAGGTCAACCGGACTGATGCCGCCTTCGGCGTCATGCCGCCGGTTTCCGGAAATCCCCGCAATGTTGAGCAGAAAGGCCCCCGCCGATGACCGATGCCGATGCCACCCCCCAGGCAGATGCCGCCGCGCAGACCGTGAAGATCAGGCTGAACACGCCGATCCGGCGCGCGGGCGGCGATATTGCCGAGATCACCCTGCGCAAGCCCAAGGCGGGCGCGCTGCGCGGGCTGAAGATCGAGGATGTTTATCAGACCGATGTCAACGCGCTGATCGTGCTGGTGCCGCGCATTTCCGAACCCGCGCTGATCGCCGCCGAGATCGAGGACATGGAAAGCGATGACCTGATCGAGCTGGCGGGCGCGGTGAAGGGTTTTTTTATGAGCGCCGAGATGAAGGCGGCCATCAACCGGCTGCTTGGGGTTCCATCGGCGAAGTGATTGCCGATGTCGCCGCCGTGTTTCACTGGCCGCTTTCGGAACTGGCCGGAATGGACCTTGAAGAACTGATCTACTGGCAGGCGCGCGCCGTGGACCGCCTGCCCCGGATGGACTGAACCGGCGGCCCTGCCGCGCTGCATCGGAGCGAAGCCATGTCGAACAAGCTCAATCTGCTGGTCCAGTTCACCGGGATCGACAAGCTTTCAGGCGGCCTCAGGAACATCATCGGGGCGAGCCGCGCGGGCAACCAGTCCATCCGCGCGCTTCAGGACCAGGCGCGCGGCCTCAAGACCGAACTGAAGGCCGTGGGCCGCGACATGGCGGGCGCCAGCGGCAACGTGACCAACCTTGTGAACCACCAGAACCGGCTCGAAGCCCAGCTAGCCGAAGTAAACCGCGAGCTTGACCGGCAGAAGGACCGGCTCACCCGCATTGCCCGGATCGAGGGCCGCTTTTCCGGCATTGCCGCCGCTGCCGGAAAGGCCGGCGCTGCCGCCTCTGTCGCCGTCACCGCGCCGCTCGTCGCCTTCGGGCGGCAGGCCTTCATTGCCGCCATGGACGCCGAGGAACTGAAAAGCGCCTTCCATGTCACCTTCGGGGCGAACGGGGCGATGATGGAAGCCTGGGCGCAGCGCACCGGCGATGCCATCGGCCGCACCAATGTGGAACTGATGCAGGCGGCCAATACCTTCGGCATCTTCTTCAATCAGGCCGATCCGGCACGGTCTGCGGCAATGAGCCAGCAGTTCGCCATGCTCGCGCAGGATCTGGCCAGCTTCTACAATGTCGATCCGGGCACCGCCCTGCAAAAGCTGCGATCGGGCCTCACCGGCGAAAGCGAGCCGCTGCGCGATTTCGGCGTGTTCATGACCGAGGCTGCGGTCAAGGCGCAGGCGCTGAAGATGGGGCTGGTGCCGCTGAACGGTGAACTCACCGAACAGCAGAAGATCATGGCGCGCGCGGGCCTCATCATGGCGCAGACCGCCAATGCCCAGGGCGATCTGGCGCGCACGTCGGGCAGCACATCAAACCAGCTTCGCGCCGGGCAATCGGCGTGGTCCAATCTCTTGCTGGTGATCGGGCAGGAACTGATCCCGGCACTCACCCCGGCGATCCAGACTTTCACCAGCCTGATCCGCCAGTTTTCGGCCATGTCTCCCGGCACGCGCAAATGGGTGGTGGTGCTGGGCGCGGCGGCCGCTGTGCTGGGTCCGGTGCTGATCGGCGTGGCGGGGGTGGCATCGGCCATTGCCACGCTGGCGCCGGTGGTGGTGGCGGTGGGCGGCGCGTTCAGCGCGGCCCTGCCGATCATCGGCGGGGCCATGGCGGGCATTGCCGGGGCCATCAGCCTGCCGGTGATCCTGATCGGCGCGGCCATCGCCGGGCTGGCCTGGCTGGTCTATTCCAACTGGGAAACGATCAAGGGCTGGTTCAGCGCGGGCGCGGACGCCGTGGAAGGCGCGCTTTCAGCCCTGCCTGATCGCTTGCGCACCATCGGCAGGTTGATGATGGATGGCCTCCTGCTGGCCATCAATCCCATGGCGCTCGCCGCCAAGCTCATCACCGTGGCGAAGAACGGCATGACCGCTTTCAAGAACTATCTCGGCATCAAAAGCCCTTCACGCCTGATGATGCAGATGGGCGGGCACATGACCGCTGGCCTTGGCATGGGGCTGGAACAGGGCGGCGGGCGGCCCGTGCGCGCCATGGGCCGCATGGCGGGCGCCGGGGCCATGGCGCTGGCATCGCCCGCGCCTGCGCGCGTGGCCGCCGCTGCGCCCCCGGCAGCGGCCAAGGTGGAAATCCACGTGCACCAGCAGCCCGGCGAAGATGCGAACGCGCTGGCGCAGCGCGTGGCCAGGCTGGTGGAACAGGCCCAGCGCGGCAAGGGCCTGCGCAGCTTCGAGGACCGGCTCTGACCCATGGCCGAAGAACAGGAGGCATAACCCCATGCAGCAGCAGCTCGCCGCCATCGGCATGTTCGCCTTCACCACCAGCAGCGCGCTCTTCGATGCGCTGGATCGCAGCCGCGAATGGCGGCACGAACGCACCGACCGTTTCGGCGCCATGGCCGCCAGCCAGTTCACCGGCCCCGGTGCGGACAGGATCACCCTTTCCGGGCGGCTCGTGCCCGAAGTGCTGGGCCGCTTCGGCGCGCTGGAAACGCTGGCCGAAATGGCCGAAACCGGCGATGCCTGGCCGTTCATGGATGGGCAGGGCCGCGTGCTGGGCCATTTCACGATTGACCGGATTTCCGAACGCAAGGACAACCTGGTGGAAGATGGCCGCGCCCGCGTGAACGAGTTCACCATCGAACTGACGCGGGTGGCCTGATGGCCAGCATTCCTTTCGAAGCCCTGCCGCCTGACACGCGCCCGCAATCCGGTTCGGGCTATGTCCAGCCCAAGGCCGCGTGGCGCGTCATGCTGGGCGCGGATGACCTGACGCAGAAGCTGGCCCCCGTGCTGGTTTCGCTGCGCCTTTCCGAACGCGATGGCGAAGAGGCCGATCAGCTTGAAATCGTGCTGGATGATGCGCAGGGCCGCGTGGCCATTCCGCCCGAAGGCGCGCGGCTGCGCGTGTGGCTGGGCTGGGAACGCGGCACCGATGTTGTGCCGGGCCTGATCGACAAGGGCAGCTTCGTGGTGGATGAAGCCAGCTGGAGCGGCCCGCCCGATCGCATCACCCTGACGGCGCGCAGCGCCGATCTGGCCGAAAGCTTCCGCAAGCGGCAGAACCGGGTGTGGAAGGATACCACCATCGGCGCCATCGTGGCCGCGATTGCCGCCGATCATGGCCTGATCGCCAGGGTGCATCCCGATCTTTCGGGCATTGCCATTGCCGTGGCCGAACAGGCGGGGAAAAGCCCGATGCAGTTCCTGCGCGATCTGGCCCGCCGCCACGATGCCGCCGCCACCACCAAGGCGGGTTGCCTGATCTTTTCGCCCAAGGGCGCGGCCACCACGCCTTCGGGCGCGGCCATCCCCGCGCTCACCCTCACCCGCAGCCGGTGCAGCAGCGCGGAATGGCGGCGCGCCGCGCGCGAACGCGCGCAGGACGGGGCCGAAGCGCAATGGCACGATGCCGATCAGGGCCAGCGCCGCACCGCCAGCACCGGCGGAAAGAACCCCAAGCGGCTGAAAAAGACCTATGCCACCCAGGCCGATGCCCGCGCGGCGGCCGAGGCGGAAAGCAAACGGCTGAAACGCGCCGCCGCCACGCTTTCGGCCAGCCTTGCCTGGGGCGATCCGCGCCTTTCGCCGGGGGTGCAGGTGGCCGCCAGTGGCTTCAAGCCCCAGATCGACCAGACCCGCTGGCTGATTTCCAGCGCCGAACACACGATGGACGCAGGCGGCCTGAAAACCCGGATCGAGATGGAAGTGGCGGCTTAGGGCGAGGCTGGCGTTCCGGCACCCGCGAAATCCCGGTCATTGGCCACGCGCCGCGTTTCGATTTCCGGGCCGTTGCCTTCCTCGGCCACCGTCACGATACGCTCGCCGGTCTGCCCGCCTGCGGCGATGCAGGCGGCAATCGCAAAGACCTCATCCTTTTCGGCAGGCTTGAGCATGTCCCATGCCGCACGGGCAACGCCGGGCTTCGCCCCGCCGTGCTTCCACACGCCGAGATCGCGGTAATGCGCCATGCGCTCCATGCAGGCAGCAGACCGGGCGGCCTGCGCCTCTGCCTCAAGCGGCCCGGAAAGACGCCGCCCCTCGGTTTCAACCGAAGCACCATCAGACCCGCCTGGCGCAGCGCCACCACAGGAAGCCACGGCTGCCGCAGCAGCGAATGCGAACAGGACGGGGATTGTCTTCATGATCGCTATGCTCGTTCAGATCTTCCGCATCACCGCGACGACCCGGCCGATAAGCGTAAGTTCGCCGTCATAGGCCACCTCTTCGGGCACGCTGGGATTGTCGCTCATGATGCGCACGCCGCCATCCTTCGTGGGGCGCAGGCGCTTGATCATGCCCAGCCCGCAAAAGGTTATCGCCCAGATCTGATCGGCCATGGTCAGCCGGTCGATCGAGGTATCGATGATCAGCACATCGCCGGGGGCAAGCGTCGGCTGCATCGAGTCGCCCACGCCTTGCGCGAAGAACAGCTTCGAGGCGGGCGAGGCCGTGAACTGGCGCAGCCATCCGGCCGGAAAGAACTGGGTCACTTCCTCGACCACCATGTCGAGGTAGGACGCGCCCATCCCATAGGCGAGATCGATCTGCCGCACTGGCACAAGGCCCGCTTCCATGGCCAGATCATCGAAGCTGGCTGCTGCGGGCGATGCCCGCCTGTCCGGCCCTGTGCCAGCCTCATCGGCATTCATCGCCTCGGCTTCGCCCGAAAGGTATTCCGGAGAGCATTTCAGCGCCTTGGCAATGGCATAGATATGCGCGGTCTCGCGCGCATGGCCGGTGGCCAGCTTGTTGACCATCGAGGAACTGATGTTCGCCGCGCGCGCGAGCGCGGACTGGCTCAATCCGCGCAATTGCATTGCCGCCTTTAGGCGTTCCGGCACGATCATGCGCGCACTCTACAACCACGGTTGCAATTAGACACTGTGAAATTGGTGGTTGACTGCCACTCTGGTAATCGGCATATCTGCCACCATGGTTGCAGACATGACGCCTTACGAAGCCCTGATGGCCGCAGTTGACCAGGCAGGTTCACAATCCGCCCTCGCGCGGCTTGTCGGCTGCTCCAGCACGGCGGTCTGGAAATGGGTCCAGAGTTCCAAGCGGATGCCCGCAGAGTTCGTCCTGAAAGCCGAAGCCGCCACCGGTATCTCGCGCCATCTTCTTCGCCCCGATATCTATCCCCTCGAAGTCCTCCATGCGCCGCCTGCATGGCATGGCCTAGACCGGGGCGAGGCGCATGTCTCTTTCCAAAACGGCAGCGTTTTGCAGCGCGGCGACGCCATGGGAGCCGGTGCATGACCAAGCGCCGCGAGCCGCTGACCTTTCATCGCGCGCTCACCGTGGTGGCGGCACGCATCGGGTGGGATCGCTGCTCGATGATCACCGGGCGCAGCGAGCGCCAGGTGCGCAACTGGTCTGATCCCGATGCCGACAGCGAGATTTCCATCCTCGATGCCCTGCGGCTCGACAAGGCGTTCATCGCATCGGGCGGCGATCATGCCCCCTTCGGCCAGGTCTATGCCGCGCTGCTGGATATTGCCGCCGCGCCCGCCGATGCCGATCTGGTGCGCGTGGCCGCTGAAGCCGCCAAGGAAAGCGGCGAGGCGGTTTCCGCCCTGATCGAGGCCGCATCATCGCCCTGCCCCGATCTGCGCCGCCGCGCCCGGAAGGAAGGCGAAGAGGCCGTGGCCGCCATCACCCGCGGGCTGGCCGCGCTCGACCGGCAGGAACCGGCAGGAGAGCGCGGATGACCATGCGCCCTGCCACCCCTCCGGCCCCATCCTCGGCCCCTTCTTCGGCCCAGTCCGGGCCGCTGCCCAACGATATTGCCGACCGGCCCTATCGTTCGGGCCATGTCAGGTGCCCGCACTGCGAATGCGTGGGCCTGCGCCGGTCATCGCGCGCCGTGACCCCGCAGCACCGCCAGATCTACTACCAGTGCAGCAACGTGCTGTGCGGCCATACCTGGCTGGCCACGCTGTCCTATGAATACGGCATCGTGCCCAGCGCCATCCCCGATCCGCGCGTAACCCTGCCGCTGCGGCCCATGCCGCGCCAGCAGGTGCTGGAACTGCTGCGCGAAGCCGATGCCGATCAGCCCGATCTCTTTCCGGCCCAGGGCGGCCATGATGGCGCTGCCGATCCCGCGCCGCCGGGCGCCGACACGAGCTGACCGCTCTTTCGCACCCCGCCAATAACACACCTCCCCGCACGATCCCCCCGCTGCGCCCTTCGGAAAGCGTTTTTCCGGATGCGCCGCCGCCTTGCCTGAAAGGATCAAAGCCCATGCCTTCGCCCACCCACTCCCGCACCCGCACAAGGGCGGCCTGCCTCGCTTCGGCAGAGCGCGATGTGCGCGCCGCGCTGTTCACCGTCAGGCTTGATGGCGGTGCGGTGATCGAGGTGGAACATGCCGATCTGCATCTGGCCGCGCGCAAGGCCCTGATCGAACGTGTGCGCCGCGCCGAAGTGGCGGAGAATGCGGGCGCGCTGGGGCTGATTGCCGGGGCCTTCCTGCTGCTGTGGATGGCCGTTCGCAGCCTGCCTTCCCTCCTTCCGGCCCTTGGGGCGGGGGTGATCCAGTGAGCGCGCCGGACAAGCCGGATGGCCCGATCCCCGAAGCCCCGCCCCCCTCTGGCCCGATCTGGCGCGAGCCTGATCCTGATTTCGTCACCGTCGCCCCGTTCTGCTTCAACCGGCCCGATGGCGTGCATTTCTGCATGGCGCGGCAAACGCTGGTGGGCAGCGTGGGCGGCCTGATCCGCATCATGATGGACCGGCCAGTGGATGAAACGCATCTTGGCCTGTTCATCGAGATGACGCCCGCAGGCATTCGCCGCTTTGCCGCCGATCTGGCCCAGGTGGCCGATGCGGTCGAAGCCAGCCACGCCGCCGCCGCCAACGCCCAGCTCGCCGCCGCCCTCGCCGCCCGCCCCGATCCGGCGGGCTGATCGGGCCGCCAGATCAGGGCCAGATCGGCTCTTGTCCTTCCGAAAGTCCCCCGTTTTCATGCGCGAAGATATCCGCACAGAAGTTCTGGCCTCTATCCGGCGCGATTACCATTTTGCCGAACCGCGCGGCGAATGGCTCCAGAAGGGAAAATGCCCCAATTGCGGCCGCAAGGAGCTGTTCACCAGCGTCAGGAAGCCCTGGGTGCTGCGATGCAGCCGCCAGAACCGCTGCGGGTGGGAAGGCGAGGTGCGCGACCTTTACCCCGAAATCTTCGACAACTGGTCAAACCGCCACGAGGCGACCGAAGCCAATCCCCATGCCGCTGCCGATGCCTATCTCCTGCACGCGCGCGGGCTTGATCTGCGCCTGCTGCGCGGCGCCTATACCCAGGAAAGCTACTTCGACCGGGACAAGAACATCGCCAGCGCCACGGTGCGCTTCGATCTGCCCGGCGGTTCATGGTGGGAAAGGCTGATCGATCAGCCCGGCCGGTTCGATCGCAAGGCCCGCTTCGCCCCCGGAAAATCCTATTCCGGGCAGGTGTGGATACCGCGTGATGTCACACTGGATCAGTTGAGCGGCGCAAAGGAAATCTGGATCGCCGAAGGCATCTTCGATTGCAGCGCGCTGTGGCAGGCGTTCAGCGGATCGGAACTGGCAGAAAAGGGCCTGTTTGCCGTTTCGGCCATGTCGGTGAGCAACTGGCCGGAAAAGTTCCTTGATGAGCTTCGCAAGGCCATTGCCAATGGCCCTGCGCCCACGCACCAGCCCCGGCTGATCTTCGCCTTCGATGTGGGCAAGGCCGGCGCCGATTACAGCCGAAAATACGTGAAGCGCGCGCGCGATGAAGGCTGGGAGGCCAGCGCGGCCCAGCCCCGCCCGGAAGGCGAGGACGACAAGCTCGACTGGAACAACCTGCTTGTCCGCGACCGGCTGACAGAAAAGCACCTGGCCGAATACCGCGCCAATGGCGAAGTGCTGGTGGCCACCGATGCCTTCGAAAAGGCGTTCAAGCTGTGGCAGCAGAAGGGCGGCAATGTCGGCCAGTTTCCCTTCATTTTCAATTCCGAAACCTACTGGGCCGAGTTCAGCCACCGCAAGATCGATGAAGTCGTCAAGGAGCTTCAGGAAAACCCGGCCTACGAAGGAAAAGACCCGAGGGAAGTAAGGCAGGAAGCCGCCGAGCAGGTGGGCACGATCAAGCGGATCTGCACGGCCGCTTTCCGCACCCTCTATTTCCAGCGAAACCCCGCCACCGAGGAAAGCCACTACTACATCCGCATCGATTTCCCCACCGATCGGCACGAGGTGAAGGCCCCCTTTTCCGGCGGCGCGCTTTCGGCCTCGGCCGAGTTCAAGAAGCGGCTGATCTCGGTGGCGCCAGGCGCGCTATGGCTGGGCAGCGGCGAACAGCTTGACCGGATCGTGGGCACCCAGACCAGGCGGATCAAGACGGTCGAAACGCTCGATTTCACCGGTTACGACCGCAAGCGCGAAGTCTATGTCCTGGGCGATTATGCCGTGCGGCGGGGCCGGGTCTTCCGCCTGAACGACGAGGATTTCTTCGATTTCGGCGATTGCGCGCTGAAACTCGCCACGACCGAGCGCCTGCTGGAAATCGAATACGACGCCGAAGCCCGCCCGGTGAGCTGGTTTCCCGTGCTGATCGAAGCCTTCGGCATGAACGGCCTTGTCACCTGCGCCTATTGGATCATGTCGCTCTTTGCCGAACAGATCCGCGCATCGACCAAGAGCCTTGCTTTCCTCGAAATGTCGGGCCTGCCCGGCACGGGCAAATCCACCGTGCTGGAGTTCCTCTGGAAAACGGCGGGGCGTGAAAACTACGAAGGTTTCGATCCCACCAAAGGCACGGCGGCCGCCATCGCACGAAATCTGGGCAAGGTATCGAACCTGCCTGTCGTGCTGATCGAGGGGGACCGTAACGAAGCGGTGCACCATTCGAAGAAGTTCGAATGGGAGGAACTCAAAAGCCTCTACAACGGCCGCGCCACCCGTTCGCGCGGGGTCAAGAACGGCGGCATGGAAACCTTCGAGCCGCTCTTTCGCGGATCGATCATCATTGCCCAGAACGATCCCGTCAGCGCCTCGCCCGCGGTGCTCGAACGCATCATGTCGCTGCACTTCGACAAGTCGGGCTTTTCCGAAGCCACCCGCGCCGCAGCCGAAAGGCTGGAACGCTGGCCCGCCGAAGAGCTTTCGGGCTTCATCCTTTTCGCGCTGCGCCACGAAGAACAGTTCATGAAGGCCTGGGCCGATGCCTATGCCCGCTACCAGGGCGAACTGCAGGCCGCATCGGGCGTCAACAATATCCGCCTGCTGCGCAACCATGCCCAGCTTGCCGCCGCGCTCACCGCCATGCGCCAGTTCCTGCCCGTCAGCGATGGCCTCCACGCGGCGGGGCTGAAGTTCATTGCCGAGATGACCGCCGCCCGCCAGCGCGTGGTGTCGAGCGAACATCCGGTGGTCGAAAAGTTCTGGCAGATTTTCGATTACCTGGTCGAGATCGAGACCGAGAGCCAGCGCGAGGAACGGCCACTTAATAACCATCGAAAGGCCGATGAATACATCGCCGTCAGCCTGCCCCAGTTCTTCGAACGCTGCCGCGCGCACGGGCAGGTGCCGCCCACCGAAGACGATCTGCGCCGCCACCTGAAAACCTCCAAGGGCCGCAAGTTCGTGGCCTGCAAGCCGGTCAACGCGCCCGGCGGAAAGCATTTCTACTGCTGGGTATTCACCCGCCCCCTCTCCGAAACCGCGATCATCTGAAAGGACGTGCCATGAAGCGCAAGCCCGTCTCGCTTCCCCAGGTTGCCAGCTTCGAATGCTCGGAATGCGGCGCCGTCCACCACAGCCGCGATGCGAAGGCCCCGGTGGGCTGGACCCAGCGGCACGGCGCCATCTGGTGCACCGATTGCACTCGCTCCGGCATCGCCACCCGCATTGTCGGCCGGTCCCGCCCGTCTTCTTCGCCATCGGACAAGGTGCGCCTGCGCGGCGAAGTCCTCGCCCTGCTCCGGCGCGGCGCGGCGCTCATGCCCGCAGGCAGCGCCCAGCGCGCCGAATGGGTGCGCGAAGTCAACGATCTGATTGCCCGCCAGCAGAGGGCGGCATGATGGACCCGATAAACGCCCGCACCGGCGAGGTGGTCATCGCGGGCGATCCTGCCGCACTCGATCACTGGGCTGAAACCCCGCTCTATGCCTGGGACTATGCCGCCCTGCTCGAACAGGCCGAAGGCGCCCTGGCGCGCCGCCGCGAAGGCTACCCCAAGCTCATCGAACGCGGTGCGATGGACGCAGGCGATGCTGACGAAGATATCGCCGCCTGGGAACTGATCTCGGCGGAATGGCGCTGGATCGTCGATGGCAGCGGCGCCCTGCCGCCACCCTCCAGCCTCGATCAGCGCCTCGCCGCCATCGATCTCGCGATCGAACGGGTGGGCACCGAACTGCGCCGGGGCAACCGCGCGCATGAGGTGTTCCGCCAGTCGCACCTCCTGCAGGCCATGCGCTGGCATCTCGAACGCCTGCACGAAGGCGCACCCGCCGTTCACCGCTTCGCCCGCCTCACCCGTGAAATCCGCGCCGAAATCGCCGCAGAAAGGAAAGCCGCATGATCTGGAAGCATATCTCGCCGCCATCGCGCGAAACCCTCCTGGTTATCGCGCTGCACCTGGGCGGCGCTGCACTCGGCATGATGATCGGATGGCTCCACCATGGCTGATGATCGCGCGCGCCCTGCCCGCTCACCCGTGGCACGCTGGATGCCGGTGCCCGATCAGGTGCGCCGTCTGGCCGAACTCGATGCCATCCGCCTCGAACGCCCGCTTACCGCCGCTGAACAGGCCGAAGCCGATACGCTCACCAACCGGGCCTATCACCGCCAGTGGGGCGCCCATCAGCGCGAGCGCGAGGCGATGATCGAACAGCGGCTTGCGCGGCAGGCTGCGCGGAAATGCGCCAGCGGGATGATCGGCGATGCCGCGTAAGCCAACCAGTCTGGCCGAACGCTACCGCACCCACCGCGCGGCCTTCGAACTCGCGCAGCAATTGGGCTGCACCCCGAAGGAAGCCGAAGCCGAAATTGCCCGCCGCGCCGCGCGCCAGCGCTGGCTGCGAACCCTCGCCCGGCTCGAAGCCCTCAAGAACCGGCGCGGCACGCCCCAGCCCATCCACGGTGCAGACCCAGAACCGCCCCCACAGCCCTGGTGGCTGCGCGATTGACCACCCACCCGCGATCCCATGCAAGTATCTGCTATGAAAGGACATCCGGCATGAGCGCCCGCGCACGCATCCTCCAGGCCGATGTGACCCGCGCCGTCAGGGGCGCGCGCGATGGCGGCGTCGATATAGGCAGCATCCGCATCATGCCCGATGGCGAGATCGTGATAGTCTCGAAAGCCTGCGCCGAGTCGTTCCGCCTCAGCGCAACAGCAAACCCGCTCGACGAAGTTCTGCTCCATGCCGCGCAAGGAAAAACTGCCCGCTAACGTCTCCAGCTTCGTCGATCGCCATGGCAAACGGCGCTACCGCTGGCGCAAGGCGGGCAGGCAGCACTATTTCAAGGCCCACCCCAATTCGGCCGAGGGCCGGGCCGAGCTTGAGGCGTTCCTTGCCGACCTGCCCTTGCGGGCCACATCACAGCCTGCCCACGGCACCGTCGCCTGGGCCGCTGCCCGCTATTTCGCCTCGGCCACCTTTCGCGGCGGAAAGTCCGCCCAGACCGAGCGCACCGCCCGGCTGATCCTCAACAGGTTCATTGGCGAATACGGCAAGTATCGCATCGCCGACTGGCGCTTCGATCACATCGAAGCCGTGCTCATGAAAGCGGCGCAGAAGCGTCCGGATGAAAAGGGCCGGATGATTGGCGGCCCCAGTGCGGCCAACAACCTGCGGCGCGAACTCAAGGGCCTGTTCGATTATGCCATCAAGGTCCTTCATCTTGATCGCCCCAATCCGGTCGATCAGGCCGCCGCGATTGCCGTGCCGCGCCGGGGCTTCCACACCTGGACCGATGCCGAGATCGAACAGTATCGTGATTTCTGGCCGCTCGGCACCAAGGCGCGTCTGGCGCTTGAGATATTCCTCTGGACGGCCCAACGCCGCGGCGATGCCTCGAAGTTCGGCCACCGGCACGTGGTGGACGGACAGATAGAGGTCACGCCCGCGAAAACCGGAAACTCCACTGGCGTAACCGTCTGGCTCCCCGCCGCGCCCCAGCTCCTCGAAGCCATCGCAGCAATGCCGGTCACGGGCACCGAGACCTTCCTCGTCACCGATTACGGTAAACCCTTCTCGGTCGCCGGGCTGGGCAACAAGATGCGCGAATGGTGCACCAGGGCTGGCTTGCCCCACTGCTCGGCCCACGGCCTGCGCAAAGCCGCCGCCAGAAGAAGCGCCGAAACCGGCGCCACCAATCAGGAACTGAAGGCCCTCGGAGGCTGGACCACCGACCGCCAGGTGGCGATCTACACGCAGGACGCCAACAAAAAAGCCCTCGCAAAGAGGGCCATGACACCGGTAATCGAACTCGATCTGGCTAACCGCTCAAGAAAGCGTCAGGCTAACCCGCCTCCAAACACCTGA